CAAGAACTAATTCGGGGTATGATTTAAAATCTGCAAGAAGAAGTTTAAATATTCTTTTCAGCGAATGGGGAAACCGAGGCGTTCATCTTTGGAAGGTAGAATTAAAAGAACAACTCTTGACAAATGGAACAGCGACTTACACAGCTCCGACGAATGCAAATGATATATTAGAGGCTTACATAAGTACAACAACAGGAACAACATCCACAACAAACGATGTGTCATTAACAAAAATAAGTAGAAGTGAATATGCAGCTTTACCAAATAAAGGTTCAAAAGGACAGCCTTCACAATATTATGTAGATAGACAAACAACACCGACAATAACTTTGTATCAAACACCAGATGCATCAACATACACTTATATAAAATATTACTATTTGAAAAGAATCGAGGATTCTGGTGCTTACACAAACCAAGCTGATGTTGTCTTTAGATTTATACCTTGTATGGTTGCGGGACTTGCATACTATATAAGTATGAAAGTAAACCCACAACTTACACAACAAAACAAATTAGTTTATGAAGATGAGCTATCCAGAGCTTTAAATGAAGATGGGCAGAGAACATCTGTTTACATAACACCACAAACTTATTTTCCAAGGGGGGTTTAATTATGAAAAATATGCGTGTTCAGAATGCTAGTATAGGAGCTTTGATTGGTAAAGTAAGAGCCAGAGATCAAGGTTTCGCTGATAATTTACAATCTTTGTATGACAGGTTACAAAAAAAAGATCCGACAAAAGCCGCTCGTCTAGTTTCATTTGGAACTCGTCAGGCAGCAGCTGTAGAAAATATGCCGGAAGATATGCAAACAGAGTTTTTTAAACAACAAAAAGAAAGATTTGCTGACCCAAGTAAACAAAGTGAGATTGAAGAGCAATTATCACAAAAAAAGTTTACACCTATTTATCAAATTGTTATGCCTACAAAAGCTAAGAAAAAAAAGAAAGATATTTACGAAAGACAAAATATGAAAGCTAGCGTTACAAACCCTTATAAAAAATATACACCAATGAATGAGGGTGGTATGGCTAAAGGTATGGGATCTGCTATAAAAGGCAATAAGTTTAAAGGAGTTTTTTAATGAAAACCATGCGATTAGCTAAAATGCAAGGTGGTGGTTATTTAAGTGCACTTGAGCAAAGTAGACCTGAGTTATTTCAAACAATAAGTAATTATAGATCAAGATTATCGGGTCAAGATCAAAAAACGTTTGATACTAGAGCAGGTCAACAATATAAAGCTACAATGAATATGCCAACAGCTATGCGACAAGCTTATATTAGTGACATTGAAAAACAATATGCAAAACCAACTGATGCACAATTTGCTGAGGTTCAAAAAGGTTTACAATCTAAAACATTTACACCGACTTATCAATATAGAAAATTAGATACAGAATCTTACGGGCCAACTACAGGTTATTATAGAAATCTATCAAAAGAAATTGCACAAGCAGAAAAAGATTTGTCTGGTTTAACACTGACTCAGTCTAGGCAAAAAACAGTGCCTGTATACAGTTATTACGAAGGACGTTCTGGTGTACAAGGTTTACCAGGAAGTAGACCAGGTGTGGCTAGAACTACAACAAAATTACCAGAGGGCAGTAAATTTAGCCCTGCCGTTGGTGGTGGTATAGGGGCAACAAGTGCATTTTATACTAGTCCAAGTGGAGTAAGGTATATTCAGCAAGGAACAAAAAAAATTACTGAAACAACTACACGTCCTCAAAGAGCAGGTGACACAGAATATGATAGACAATCTGCTGCGTTAGATAGACTTAGAACACGTCATAAGTATAGAAACATGTATTCTAATTTGTATTCAAATGAATCAAAAGAAAAAGTTTCTAGTCAAAATGTTTATGCTAATTTAGGTATGAATAAATCTTTTACTAATCCGTATGCAAAATATTCTATGAGTGAGGGCGGTGAAGTAAAAGGGCAAGGTAAAGCAATTAGAGGTAAAAATTTTAGAGGTGTTAAATAATGGCATACGCAAGAGGTAAATACGCAAAAGCTATTTCTGATAGATCTGGTATGGCATTTCCTTACAATGAAATGGTTAAAGAATGGAATGGATCTTTTGTTCATAAATCAGAATACGAAGGCAAACAACCACAAATAAGAAGAAAACATATTACAGCTGATGCTATTGCGCTTGCAAATGCAAGAAGTCAAAAGTTTCAACAACCCACACAACCTTTTATAAATGACCCTACAGTAGATCAAACAGTAACTGATTCAGGTGGAGGTGGTCAAGCAGTGGTAAATTTAAGTTTACCAGGTGATTTTGCCTTTCGTACAGACGGATCAATATCACAAACTAGCACAGATGCTGCGCCTCAATATGGTAGTATGGTGCCTGATGATGGGGCTGCTGAAAATAGAAAAAGAGAATTAACTGCTGTGGTCGGTAGTGTCACTGTCGATGCTCTTGTTATAACTCAAACTTTTGCTGTCACTGTAGTGGGAGGTAATCCCTCTAACCATCCGTATCATAACGTGGGATCGACCAATAAATTTGCTATAGATGGATCTACTGCAACTGCTGATGTAACATTAACTTTCAAAAGAGGTAAAACTTATCGTTTTGATCAAAGCGATTCATCAAATGATAATCACCCTTTAAGAATAAGTGCAACAGCAAATGGAACACATGGTGGAGGTACTGAATATACAGTAGGAGTAGCAACTAACGGAGTTCCTGGACAAAGTGGGGCCTATACACAAATTACTGTCGCAAGTGATGCTCCTACATTATATTATTATTGTCAAAACCACTCAGCGATGGGGTGGACTATAAACGTTGAGGATTAAATTATGGCAATATCACACGCAAGTTTTTTAACACAAGTTCGTAATTACACTGAAGTAGATAGTAATGTTTTATCAGATACATTATTAGATGAGTTTATACGAAATGTAGAACTAGATATCGCAGGTAAAGTTGATTACGATGACCTAAGGAAGTATGCAACTACATCTACAATTGCATCACAAAGATATTTAAGTATGCCCTCTGATTTAATATATTTACGTTCTGTGCAGATAATAAATTCTGGTGTAAGAGATTTTTTAGAAAAAAGAGATACAAGTTTTATTTCTGAATTTAATCCAAGTGAAACCAACGCTACACCTAAATATTATGCAAATTGGGATGATCAAAATATTGTTTTGGCACCAACACCTGATCAGGCGTATACAATTCAAATAAATTACATTATTGATCCACCACATTTTACATCATCAAACAGTACATTTTTATCTACATATCAAGATGCATTGCTTTTACATGGTGTTTTATCCGAGTGTTTTTCTTATCTAAAAGGACCCATGGATATGTACAAACTCTATTTAGACAAGTATAATGAAGAAGTTACAGCATTTGGATTACAACAAATGGGGCAACGACGTAGAGGGCAGTATGAAGAAGGAGTCCCTAGAGTTCCAATTCAATCACCCTCACCCTAACTAAGGAGATATTATGGCAATAACAACTAGTGTAATTTGTAATTCTTTTAAAAAAGAACTTTTTGAAGGAACACATAATTTTAAACAAACTGGTGGTAATTCATTTAAATTATCACTGTATACAAACAGTGCTGTTTTAGGTAAATCTACAACAAGTTTTACCACTGACGCACAAGTTTCAAACTCAGGTCAATATACAAGTGGAGGCGGTGCTCTTGTAAATGGTGGAACATCATTATCAACTAATACTGCTATTGTTGATTTTGCAGATCGTTCTTTTACAGGTGTTACACTAACAGCGCGTGGAGCATTGATTTATAATGATACAGCATCAGGTGATCCTGCTGTGTGTGTTTTAGATTTTGGAGGTGATAAGACAGCTACATCCGGAACATTTACAATTCAGTTTCCTGCTTTTACTGCTAGTGCAGCTATTTTAAGAGTTACATAGAGTAAAATATGTCCAACGGATGGGGACAGCTTACCTGGAATACGGGTCTTTGGGGTTTACAAGGCGATCAAATAATATCGCTTTCTGGTCTAGCTCTTACAACTAATTTAGGTGGTTTTACACAAACAACTGTTGGTGAAGCAACGGGCATAGCTCTTGCCTCATCTTTAGGAACAGCAGTAGGTTTTACAGATTTTGTAGCTGAACCAAGTGGACTAAGTTCCACAATGACTTTAGGGTCAATTAACTTTTTTAACGATAGTATTGAATCACCAAGTGGAGTTGCCTTAACAACAGCGATGGGTTCTGTTACCACATTTGCTAATGTTGAGATGGCTGTTAC